GAACTAGCGGGACATCCATGTGTCAGGTACAACATTCTTATTCCATAGGGAGTTGTAGCTCTCTGTGAAGGACTCTAAAGCCTTCTCTATCTGCTCATCCTTGTATTCAGCCACAGCTTTGTCGGTATGAAGCTCCATGCGTTCCACCCAGTAGGCGACAGCCATCGCTAAGGCGTCCAAGCGGTCATCATGGCGAAGACTGCCCTTGTCAAAAGTAAGTCTTGACATCTGGTAGAACAGTTGGTATAATGTGTTATCCCCCGTGAGGTTCTTAAAGGCATCCCTATGTTCATCCTTGTGGTATCTATTGAGACCACTAAAGTCATTCTCTACCACACTCTTACTAATAATAAGCTTATGGCTATTCATAACGGGTTCTAAGGTATCTATAATGCGTCTTTCCTTCTGAATGGAGTGTCGCACCTCTTCGATAGTGCAGGGATACCCTACGTCCTCTGCTAAGACGGGTTTTAGGAGAGAAGAGAACATTCCATCCCCGAAGTTAGACTCAACGATGATGTAATTCACCTTGTTGTCTCTGGCTACCTTAGCGAGAGCCTTGAGAGTGTCTGGCGTGTAGCCCCCTAGGAAGCCCCCAGAAGCCGTTAGGAATAGCTGAGAGTTGAGTATCTTGACTACAGCATAGGCTGTCTCGTCCTTACCCATGCCTGCAGGGTCAATCGCCATGACTGACCCTGAGTATTTCTGGTGATCTGGAGCGATCTCCATAGGACGGTAGAAGCGATCCCCAGCTAAACCGGGGCAAGGACACTCCTTCCACTCCAATTCTGGTGAGGAAGCCCATACCAGCTTAGAGGAGACCTGTTCGTTATCCAGAGGATGAACGATGAGGTCAGCGCAGCGTAGGGGATAGCGACCCATATCAGAGAGGGAGGTATCCAGCATATACTGGAGTGCAAAGCCTGATTTCCCATAGCTGGCCTCGCGTTCTCTCAGGTCTATATCATCGAACCTGTCGGAGTCTACAGGCTCCCCAATGTCTTTCTTTTCACATAAATCAATGATGTAAGGAGCTAAGCGGTCTCCATAGGAGTGTCGCGTTTTCTCTGTGGGTATCCTAGCAGGCCACACTTTGATCTCATACCCCCTCTCAGGCAGGACGTTGTAGATCGACATCTCCGTTTGGGGAGTCCCTAGGTAAACGATGCGGCCATCGGGCTTCAACACAGCGTCAAACTCCTTCACAGTCTCCGTAATCTTGTCTCTCATCATCTGAGTGAGAGAGTTATTCAGGGATTCAACGTCATCAGCCACTATGAGGTCTGCACGGCTCCCGGTTAGCTGCCCCGTTATCCCTACGGATTTCACAGAGGGCGCATGGGCTGCTGGTGCTGGCCCTACGTCAAAGCTTATCTTAGAGCTTCTCTGGTCTTCACGAGGAGCGAGATGCTGAAGGATGGGCATCTCGTTGATTAGCCTCAGAGTGAACGTCGAGAAGTCATCAGAACGTGTTTTCGAAGCGGATACCACTAGGATATTAAGACTAGGGTTAAGTAAAAGCTGGTGGATCACATAAGCTGAGGTAATCCAAGACTTCCCTACACCTCGAAAGGCCTGAATGCAGCAGCGTTTAGGCCCATACTGAACGTACCCAGCAATGTCATACTGAGTGGGAGTCGGATCAGGTAGCCCTAGGTGTTTCCATGTTAGGTACAGGAAGTTCCTAAAGTCTTGTAGCTCTTTTGGTATCTCTTGGGCCATTGTGGAGCCTCTAAGGGCCGCTCACGGCCTTTTTAATGTCAGAAGGTCTACTGACCCTCCCCTGCTTTAGAAAGTCCCTCAGAAGAAGGAAAAGGGAGGGCATTGGATAAGGCGTTGAGAGGAGTGTCAACCACAGGAGTCGCTGTGATTCCGTTATCCTTGAGCATCTGACGAGCTACATTGAGGTCAGTCGAGGTGGCTTCACCGCTGGTAATCCTACCAACAAGCTCATCACAAACTAAATCGTGTAGGTTTCCCAGCTTCTCTTCTTTAGATTTCTCAGGCATCTCAGTTACCCACGTAGTCTTGCTTTCATATTCGTCAGTCATGTCGTATGCCATGTACCCCTGCGTTGTGGGGGTTTCATCTTGTTTTTGTAAACCCTGAGATGGCTCTCGAAGGCTCCCCTTTTGTACGACTTATGTTTCATGTCATAGTCATGACGTTGCTCATCTGTCGTAACCTTTTTGGGATAACTTAAGTCTCTGTAGGCTTTCTCAGACTTTTCTTGCCACTCTCCAAACTCCTTCATCCCCCTGTGTACGGCATCCTTGGCCTTCTTTTGACGCGCCCGAAACTCCTTCCCTGTAAGATAGGGGGTTCTTTTCTTTTTGATCTTTAGTTGGCTCTTGTCAGCCATTGCGCCATCTTTTGTATTCCTGCATGATCTTGAGAATCGTCCAAAGAATTGTCGCAAGTAGCAGAGTAATCTTAAGGATTACCTCTACATCTGTTAACCATGCTACGCCCAATACTGACCCATTTACTCCTACGATTTTTACCGTGTCTAACACCAATCATTTTGATGTTTTAGCAGCGGGTTTTGGTGGGTCATCCGTAACTACTTCAGGCTCAGAGAAGTTCTCGGAAACGGAGGGTTCTGTGGCTTTATTGATAAAATCAGCTAAAGCCTGTCCATCTTCGTTAATCTTTTCTGCCTGCACCCTTGCTGCCTCTGGAACTAGGCCAGAAGGTTGAGCGGCCATCGCCGCTTTAAACAATGTATTCAGACACGCCATAGCGGTCTGTGCGTCTTGGTCGTTTATTGGATTATTCATCTTATTATGCCCTTCGGCGTAGGTAACTTAACGTGAGTTCTTGAGGGTGTCAATGATCTCTTTGCATTAACCTAGGATAAGGAATCTTAATAACATTTGTCACTATAGTGATTGGTGGGGGTTCATAAAACTCCACCTCAAGACCCCCCAGATCGAGGTCTAGGCTTTCGACGTTCGACAGGCTCTTGCATCCTTGGGATGTGACGATCAGAGATAATAAAAAGATCATGGTAATTCCTATGTTGTTCTTTGAGTTCAGCCAGTTCAATTTTGAGTTCATTTAACTCTCCTCGGAGGTTGTTGAGGCCGTCAATAAGTTTGATTGTGATCTCTTTATGTTCATCTAGTGAGCCAGTTAGGTTTGTGAATAAGAAGTTAGTAAGTCGAATAACATAGTAGGAAACTCCCAGTAGAGCGACTACTGCGATCCCTTGTTCTATGAGTTCCTTCGGTAATTCCACAAGCCATGAGATTAACAGTCCTCAGCGTCTTTGAAAAGGTCGAGAGTCTTTAAGTATTCGTAGGCTTTTCCCACCAAGTTTCCACAAGTGAGGTCAGGCTCAATACTCATTGAATAGCTCTTGGCTCCCTGATCCTCTAGATATTCTTGAGAGGTAATGTGACCTTCTTCCCATGTTCCCTCTGCGTTCTCCTCTATACTGGCGTTGAATATCGAGTTATACTTAACCTTGGTTTCATCTATGAGTGCCTCCACCTCAAAAGAACAAACCATAGCAGAAGCATCATCGTAATCCTTCTCGTAGCCTATGCGTAGTTCTCTAACGCGCCAGTAGGCATCGACCCCCGCTGGCGCATCCACGGGGTATTCTATTTCGTTCCCATCAGGGTCATGTGTGGGAGGTGCGCCGAATTTTCTTTTAAGTGCCATATTTTAACTCCATTGAAATAGGTTTGAAGTGTTTTTGGTATAATCCTTATAACCGCTTGTGGTTAGTTGATCCAAGCCATCTGCATCGTTGTAGAAAGAATAGAAAGTACCTCCTGTAGTTCCTGAATACTGAGTGTTGACGAAATCTTGTGTGCCATTGTCATTGACAAACTTGAGGGCTATTTCAAAGTGATGACCGTTTGCAGCGTACTGGTAGCCAGCACCTACGTAGATTCTGATCCTAGTGAAGTTAGCCCTAGGGGCGCGGTTAGCACCTTGAATTTCTCTAGCGGAATAGTTGCAGAGGGTTAAATTTGAATTATAACCGCTTCCACTTCCTCCATTGATCCAACTGTAGTGGTCGTACTCACCCCAGTACATATAAGAGGTTATCCAATCAGTCCATCCAGAGTAGTCCTGACCGTCTAGGTTGTCGCTGTAAAGCTGAATAGCGGGTCTTCGCGCATAATTCTGGTTCGTAATTGAAGAGAGACTCGTGGTCGTAACAGGAATGTTGGTTGAACCCTCCTGATACCAAGTCGTACCAGAAGGCACACCATAGATTTGGCCTCCCGTTCCTGTGTAACTGCTAGTCCATCTGCGTGAGATGGCCAAGACCATGCCTTTTGAGGCTATCGCCCCCGCCCTAAAATCGTCCATCTCACACTTGTAGACGGTATTAGACCGCTCAACTAAAACTAAATCGCTCTGGTATGGTGAACTCATCGGTTAATTCAAGTACCAGTAGAAGGTTCCTGCTGCTGAAGTGCCTGAGCTAGAATTCTGCCCCATGCCGCCTGCGTAGGTGAACCTTAGTATGTCTCCGTTCATTACCTTAACTGCCTGTTTTGTTCTCATCCACACGACATCGTTGGTGCTAGTACCACTCCATTCTACAAAGGCGAATGATGAGGTACTGTATTGTGACACGCTGCCATTGTGTTCTGGCAGGATTTTGCCTCCTCCTCCGCAGTAGTAATCGTTGATGCTCGATACGGCTGTGTTGTAAGGTGATGTTCCGTTGTTAGCTCCACAATAGGAAGAACCCGTTCCGTTCGCCCTGATCCACCTTCTCTTCGTGTGAGTAGTACCTATGCTTGTGTTAAAGGTCAACGTTACAGGAGCCGAGGGGGTTCCAGAATAGTTCTGGGTAGAGGTGGATGTGTACCACCCTCCTGTCCCTCCATTATTGGAGTTATTGAAGCACCAATCCTGTGCCGCACCGGGGTATCCTGAGTAATGTCTGTACGCTCTTCCGCTTGCGTCTAGTATCTGAATGTTCCCTATAGACATATCCCCCTGCCACGATGTCCCGGCAGTATTCTTCTGTCCAAAGTAAAGGTATCCCGTCCAGTAGCCCAGTTGGTGGCGATAGGCAGGCGATTGATACCATACGTTAACACGGGTATCACACGTTCGATAAGCACCACTATAATCACCAGACCCAACATTATAGAAAGTTGTCGGCAGCGTTGTTGCAGCAGTTACCTGTGGGGTTCCTGAAGTATTGGTAAGATTTACTTCTTGGGTTGGATAAGCTGAGGTCTGATACGCCCCCTTATAGAGTATATCTTGCCATGTACATTTATAAACGGTGTTGCTTCTCTCAACGGCTAGAAGGTCGGTTAACTCGGCGTTATTTAAAAGGGTATCAATCTTTTGCTTATAGACCGTGTTACTGCGCTCAACTAAAACGTAGTCATCTTGCTGTACTGTAGACATTATGGAAGAGAACTAAGTGCGCTCATGTTTTCCAGACCATTCCATGTAGTTGTGCCACCACCACCGCCGCTGGCAGTAGCGGAGGTTATCGCTGTGATATGACCGTAAGTATCCAGAGAGATATCCTGAATGAAAGTCTGTCCAGAGTTATTGACTGAACTTTGAGAGGAAGTATCGCTGTGTCGGATATCCCCGCCACTCATGTAGAGTCCCGTACTGGCAGTATAAGTGGTGTTAGGCCAACTCCGATCATAAGCTGTCTTAACGGCCAGTTGAGAAGCACTAATTGAGGATGACGTACTTGTGACAGAATCGCTGCAACTTCTCCATGTGTTGGTATCGGTGTTTGGATTAGAAACCCATGCCGCTGTTCCCTCTGACGAGTACCCCAAGAATTGTCCAGAGGAACCGTCACTTGGGATGTGCTTGAAGCCGTTTGCAGTAGAATGGCTAATAGTTCCTAGAGAGCTAATGGTTCCTCCAGTTAGCCCCCACCCAGCGGTTAGGGAAAAGACACCAGAATTGTCATATTCCCATGTAGCAACGCCGCTAGAACTCCACTTCAAGAACTTGTTCGCCGCGCCGCCAGAAGGGATATGGTTGTTCCCCGCACCTGTAGGGTGACTATAGTTGTTGGCACTCGCTGCGATACCATTAAGCTTATTTCTTAGAGTATCCGTAAAGTTCGCCTGTGTAAGCCCATGATCTCCTTCAGAGTAAGTGGTATTGGTATAGTTAGAGGAGTGAATAGTTCCTGCACTAGACGCCGCCCAGTTTGTTAAGGACGTTGAAGCTATCGCAGAGGTATAATAAGGAGCCGCCGTATTAGTGGCTCCCGCTGCGATACCATCGAGTTTATTCTTGAGGGTCGTAGTGAAATTCTTTGTGGTTAACTTCCCATCTCCTGTACCTATCGCAGAGGTATGATAAGGAGCCGCTGTATTAGTGGCACTCGCTGCGATACCATCCAGTTTATTCTTTAGGGTCGTAGTGAAGTTCTTTTGGGTAAGTCCACCGTCTCCTACAGAATAGGTAGTGTTGGTTGAACT